GCATCGGCCTGCTGCTTCGCGCCAATGGCGGACACAGCCGAGCCTGCAAGTCCGGCGACAGCGCCTAGTGCTGGCACACACACGTCAGGCGTCCCCCATCATCCCGTGACCGATTGCTCTGCCGTGATCCCGGTAATATGCATTGGAAGGGGATCACTGTGCTCGATACGCACGCGGGCCTCGCGATCCCAACCCGAGGGGAAATCGAGGTGCTGTAAGCCGGTGAACAACGGCGGGCTGGACCCATGAATATCAGCGCCGGTTCTATAGTATATGGTTTGCAGGTTTTGTGCATCCGGCCCGAAGGTTCCACCGAGAGAATTCAACAGCCTCACATGGATTTGGCTGATGCGTTTCGCCCTTGATTGCGCGGTCCCCGCCTGGGCTCCCGCTTCGAATTCCTCGGTCTCCAGAACCATCGTATAGGGCAGGCCGATGTGGGCTTTCGTCGTGGCCCGTTGCAGTGTCAGCGCGCCTGTGGCCGATACTGTGCCGGTTTCCACGTTGCCATTGTTGAGGATGACGACGGTTTCGCCCCGAAGATGCCAGAGGCCGGTGATGGTGCTGGTCGAACTCCCCGAATACGTGAGGCCGCCGTCCACGAAGAACGCATCGGCTTTCTCGTCGTCGTCCCGGAACGCGGGTTGAAGCACTTCGATATACCGCGTCGTGGCCCCGCTGATGGTGCGCTCGACCGATAGCCAGATTTCATCGCCATTCGCGCCGGGGATGACGTCGATTTCCATCACCTTGGCGTTGGTGCCGCCCATCTGCTGGCGATGCCACGCGACGACTTCCTGCGACCGCTCATAGGTGCAGGAGGCCAGAAGCCCGTCCGTGCGCCGGCAGACGATCGTGCTGTCTGGTTCGAGCTGATACGTGATCCGGTCGAAGCCGTCCCCGAAGATGTGCTCGGCGAATACTGACAGATCAACCGAGTTAAACGCATCCTCGGAGAACGCATACTGGAACTCGCGAAGCTTTCGTGAGGCATTACTTGCACGGCCGCCACGCTGGGGGTAGAGCACCGCTTGGTTGATGCGGTAGGGCAGCGCGTCCGACGTGCCGTAGCTTGTCTGAGGCGTCACCTTGAAGTTGCTGGGGGTCAGCGCTTCGTTCTGGTTACTGGCGGCCACGGCGAATTCGCCGCTCGATGTGCCGCACGTCAGCACGCGGCCCGCCTGTAGCCACCGAATGACGTCTGCCCGCCCCGAGGCAATGCGATAGACGATCGCGTCGTCATCGTCCGCGCCGTCCGTGAAATCGAGATAGGCCCCGGACTTCGAGCCCCACAGCGCCGTGGGCTCGCTATCGGAGCCGCCGAAGAACAGCCGTTGCTCGTACCATGCGATGGACTTCGGATAGCCGCGATGGACCGACCACGCGCCCTCGGCCCAATAGGTCGTCCCGAGGTCCACCACGTTCTTGGGCATGTGGAAGCGGATGATCTCCGCCTGAAGCACCGTCGCGCTGATGTAGGCCGTGATCCTGACGATGCAGTAGAGCGGATGCAGGAACGCACTGTCGAACCATGCGCCGCCCGTGCCGTAGACACGCACCGTGCCCGCGTCGTGATCCGGGACGCGGTTCGTTGCCGCCCATGTGCCCGCACCCACGTCCTTGTCGGCGATGCCGTAGACCTTTCCGGCATTCGTATACATGTTGCCGACCGTCAGAAGGGCCGTACCGTTACCGATGGCAGCGCCCATGACGCCGGTTCCGGCCCCGTCCTCGTAGAGCCGATAGAGGCCGCCGACCATATCGGCATCGAACGTCGCGCTGGTGGCTGTCAGGAAGCAGACGGTGCCGACCTCATGCGTGCCGTAGAGCGTGGCCGACTTGAACGCGAGGCCGCCCGAAGCATAGGCCGTGAACCCCGTGGAATCGACGTTGAGCGTGAGCGTCGTGGCTGTCGCCGCCGTCACCGTGTAGACGTTCGACCCGGAATAGTTCAGCTCCGTCATGCCAACGACGCCGGAAATCCGCACCTGCTGCCCCACCGTCAGATAGTGCCCTGTCACCGTCAGTACGCACGGGTTTGCCTGCGTCGCGCCGGTAATCGTGGCCGTGGGAATCGACGGCGTGATCGTGTTGGCGCGATCTGCATTGATCGTTCGGAACGGCCCCGTCGTGATGCTGGGCGTGGCTAATGTCCAGCCCGTATGAGACGTGCGGGAGAGCGTGCGGATCGGGTGATTGCCGTGGCAGATGTAGAGCGTATCGTTCGACTGGGCGAACTGAAGCTCCGGCAATTCGTCCTCGGTGTAGGTCGTCGCGATCTCGACCAGACGCGCGACGCTGCCGCCCGAGGTATAGGTTCCATAGCTCGTGGAATTGATGCCGTTCAGCTCGAACGTGTTGGCCGTCGCATTGGCGACGATGAACACCCGGTTGTTGACCTCGGTCATCCCCGAGACGCCCGTCAGGATCACCCGGTTGCCGTTCGAATAGCCGTGGCCGTTGCACGTCACCACGGCCGGGTTTGCCTTCGTGATCCCCGTGACGTTCTGCGCCGAGAACGTGATGATGCCCTGGTCCTTCATGAACCAGACGTAGGCCGGTCCGAACACCAGCATGTAGGCCTGTTCGGTATTGTAGATGAAGGGAACGAACCGCACGTCGTCGGTGGACGGCTGCTGGACCACATACTTTGAGCCCGAGCGCTTGCGGGCTCCGCCGTGAGGGAGCACCGTGGCATTCAGAAGGGCTCGGAGCCCGTTCTTGTGCTTGGTGATGTCCACGCGCCCGTCGAGGCGCGGAGAGAGTTCACCCCCGGTCATATTGCTGAGTTGGTACGTGACTTTCATTTGATGGGTGCTTGTTCCGTGCTATACATGCGCCATGCCAAAACTCATAGACAGAACCGGTCACATTATTGGCCGCTACACAGTGATTCGGCGGGACGGTTTTACGTCTGATCGTTCCAAGCGGAAGCGGCCTACATGGATTTTCCAATGCCCCTGCGGAGAGACTTTCAGCGCGGAAGCTACGCAGGTGAGCAACGGCATTCGTTCGTGTTCAAAATGCCGGCGCGCGAACAGGCGCGAAGACCTAGCAGGCCAGTCATTTGGGCGGCTAACCGCGACGACACCGAATGGCACAGTCAACAACGCCGTCGTCTGGAACGCAGAATGCCGCGAGTGCGGAAAGACGTTCACACGGGCCGCACAAAGACTAAAACTGATGACCGTGTGCCCGTGCTATCGAGCGCGGCTAACGCATGGCCACACGACATCACGCCAACAGACGCCAACGTATAAATCATGGAACGCGATGGTAAATCGGTGCGTCCAGCCAAGCACGACGCGATTCGACCGATACGGTGGGCGAGGCATAACGGTATGCGATAGATGGCGATCCTTTGAGAACTTTCTCGCCGACATGGGCGAGCGCCCGAAAGGAACATCTCTTGACCGCATCGACGGTGACGGAAACTATGAACCCGGCAATTGTCGATGGGCCACACGCACCGAGCAGCGTCGGAACATGGATGAGAACACCATTATTACGCACGATGGCGCAACCCGCACGCTGGCCGAGTGGGCAGACATGACAGGAATTGACCGTCACACTTTGCGCTTCCGCTACGTTCGTCAGGGTTGGACCGCCGCCCGTTCGCTCACCGAGCCCGTCGGGCAGAGCATTGGCAAACGCGGACCTGACAAACGCCCCCGGCGAAAGATCTAGCATCAGGACCTCGCCACGATCCACGCGCTCTGATCCAGCACCGCACGCGGCGTGCCTTCCTGAGCATCCGTGCCGCGAGCCTCGGAGAGCTTGGACGTGTAAATCTCACGCATGGTCTGGGCTGCGGCCTGGTTGTCCGTCAGCGCCATGGCGATCTCGGCCGCGAGGCGTTGGGCGAGCACATCCACGAACAGCTCATCGAACTGGGCTGTGTCCGTGATTTCCGCGATGTACTCGATCTTGGCGGTTTCCTCATTGCAAAGCAGGAACCGCCCCTCGATGCGATAGGGCGTGATCTCGTTGGCGTAGCCCATGACGCCGGGGTAGCCGTAGATGGACACACCAATAGCCCCGTCCGCCTCCCAACTGGTGCGCAGCACCTTGAGGCAATCCACCGGAAGGGCGTGCTGATAGGTGAATTCGTGGTTGGGCGTCGTGGACGAGAGCGCCAGCGTTGCCCGCTTGATCGCGAAGTTCCACGGATGCGCTCGAAGCACTGCATTCCGCGACCGCGCATAGTGCAGGTTGCAGAGTTGCCCCGCCTTGGTGTTCTCGGAGAGAGCCGAGATCATGTTATGCCCGATGCGGGTCAGCGCGAGATTGCAAATCTCGACCTCGGACGTGGCCGGCATCAGGCCGTCACCACGGCGACCTTGTGGCCCTGAGCGATGCCATAGGTGACCGGAACGCCTGCGGGCTGATAGTGGCGCGCGGTTGCGGTCGTCGCATTCGGGTTTTCACCGATGGCCACGAACACGGCGACCGTCGAGCACACCGTCACGAATGGCTTGCTGCCCGCCGCCGACTGCTGATTTGAACCGGACTCTGTGATCGTCTCGGAGACGACGCTCCCACCGGCAATCACGCCGTAGCCCTCCATATAGTTCGCGCCGTGGAACTGCACGTAGGTTGCCATGAGTGCTATTCCTCGATGATGCCCGCGTCCCGCAGGGCAGTGATGATGGCGTTGATGGCCGTGCGGGCCTGTGTGTCGATGGTGCCGCCGCCTGTCGGCTCATCAATGGACCCCACCGGGTCTTCGAGACTGAGCAGCGCAAGCCCCGTGGAGCCGATGCTCGATTTGAGGCTGGTGAACTGTGCGCGCGGCACGACGCCAAGTGCGTCCCGAAGCTGCCCCCCGCTCGGTCTCGGTGAGGCTTCCGACCGCGACCTTCTCCCACCTGCGACGTGGCATGCGTTCCCCCCAAGCCAAGAGGGGCGAGGTTTCCCCCGCCCCGTCTTGCGTCAGTCCACCGTGTAGAAAAGCTCGACGGTGACGGTGCCGGTCTGGTTCGTCGCCGCGTCCTTCACGGTGGCGATCAGGTGCATGTCGCACTTCGGATCGGCCGTGAGGCCGTTGACGAACTGCCACGCCTGCTTGCCGTAGTCCGCGATGTTCTTGATGACGCGGGCGGAGCCGGCAGCCGTTGCCACGTCGAGACCATCATTGAGACCGTCGTCGTCAGCCGTGAAGTCCCCCGTGCGCAGCGGGGCGAACCCCACATCGAGCGTGGGCAATCCAGAGGACGCGAGATCGTCCCAGTAGATCGTCGAGAGACCGAGAATGCGTGCGTTCGACGGGATGACGGCCAGAGAGTAAATCTCCGCCGCCGATGCCGCCGTCGCCTCCAGTGTCTCGATCCACACTCGCGTGCGCCCACCGCCTTCGCCGGCATCCGCCAGCGACCGCGTGGACGAGTTGAGCAGCCCCGTCATGATCCGAGAGCCGTACTGAGTAGCCATGTGCTGTTACCTCCTATCTCTCAGGATCAGACGTCAGTCGTCGGAGATGCGCCGGGGTCACATTCGATGTAACCAACCCGCGCTTCTTCCATGCGGGTCGCGCCGATCGACATGCACGCGAAGACCTGCGTGGCATAGTTCTTGTCATCGCGCTCGCTGATGCGGGACATGATGTCCTTGCCGACGCCGAGCAGAAGCCCGCCCTTGGCCCAGAACAGCACCTTGTCGTCACCGTTCGAGTCGGTGCCGATGCGGTTGCACGGGATGAAGGTGAAGCCCATGTACGTGGCCACCTTGCCGTCCACGAGCGGGCGCAGGATGTTGTAGTCGTTGCTCGACAGCTTCTCGTCCTTGAGGATCGAGGAAATCTGACGGGCATTGACCACGATGAACTTCTCGTCGTCGGGATCGACATCGTTCTGGCCGAGCAGCCGGTTGGCGTGGATCAGCTTGGCGACGTTGAGGCCGGTATCGGCAGCCGTAACGCCCGGCCACACGACCTGCACATCCACGATCATGTTCGTGTCGAACGACGTGGACGTGCCGCCCTCGACGCCCGTGTAGGCCGTGCCGTCCGCCGCCGAGATGATGGCGTCGTCCATGGCGCGCCCCATGGCCATCGCTGCCGCCTCGGCATACTGCGAGGTCGGATCGATGAGCATGCGGACCTGATCCTCGTTGTCGATGAGGTCGGCCCAGTCGTAATCCTCAAGCGCAACACGCCGCCTCGAATGGGGCGTGTCCATGCGCGGCGTGTCCGCGTGACGCGAGGTGCGCTTGCGGGCCGTCGTCGCGCCCAATTGCTCGAAGTAGGCGTTCTTGCCGTTGACGGTCTCGACGCGAACGCCACGGCGCAGCTTCGAGCCCTTCTGCTGGGTGAGGTGGTAGACGTTTGACCGATACTGATCGACAAACGCCGTCGTGATCTGAACGCTCATGCGTCAGCTCCTACGGTTTCCAAGGGATGGATGGCGTTTGCCCTGACCTGCCGGGTGTCCGTGAAGGGCCGAGTGGCAGAGCGATCGTGAGACGTGTGTTACTCGGTGACTTCAGATGCCGGGCTGGCGACGGCCAGTTGATCCGGGCTTTTGCGCGGCCTGCCGGGGCCTCTGCGAGGGGGCGACGTGGCGTGTCCCTCAGGCTCGGGTGGCGTTGCGGGTAGTGGCTCGATCCAGACCCCGAGGGACCGGGCGAGATTTCGGAACTCGCGCTCCTGGCTCACTGGATAGTGCTCAGAACGCGGTTGAGTCTGACGCATCGACCCGGACCTCGACGCCATCAATTCTGGCGGTGGCCTGCTTGCGCGCGTCGTCAATGCTGATGTCTCGGATTTCCACGGGCTTGATGTCCAAACACGCCCGTGGAACCTTGTGCATTTTCAGAAGCTCTTGCAGATGCTCCTCTGCAATGGGCTCCCCGCGAGAGGCGGCCTCGTCCATCATCTTGGCGATTACGCGGCGAGCCGACGCCCATTTTGGCTTTTCCGCATCGTCAACGCCGGCCTTGGACATGGCATCATACAACGCCATCCGCTCAAACGTAGAATTGGCGAGGTCGTCAAAGTTCATATTGGCCATCTTGTTTCGCTCCATCCGCTCAATGATTTATTTCCATCGAATAATGTCATTATTCGATGGTTATTGCACTACTGCGGATGCCGGGCGCTATGGAGTTTGTACAGCTCATTGACCACGTGCTGGTGGTTCGGGTGACTCTTGTCATAGAGAGCCTTCTCGTTCTTCGAGCGGAA